CAAGGACGGCAGCGTTTACGCATCCGCTTTAGCCAAAGCCAAAGCCAAACTTGCTAGCAGCGGTAACAACATTAAACCACAAACAAATCCTGTTACTAAGGATGAGCTGAACACACCTGAAACGCAGAACCAAGATACTCCGCCTCCGGCAGAAACTAGGAAAGAACCTGATGATGCTAAAGAGCCTGTAACACCGGTAGAAACTGCACCTAAAGAACCTGAAACTCCTTCAGATTCAGGAACGCAACCAGAAACTTCTCCTGTTTCTAGCAATGAAGAAAAGATTGATTTAGCTACAATGCGGCCAAGCGCTGCATTAACAGGTTTGCTTAATTCTTTGCGGAAACAGTTAGCTAAAAACACTCCATCAAGTAGTCAAGGGATTCGCATTGGATTAAAAAATAGAGATGGCAAATTCTGGGCCGGATCTAAATATGGATTCCAATCTGAAGCAAGTTATAAAAAACTGAAAGCTGCAGGTAAAATCTAACCATGAAAGCAGTAGCTAAATTTGCAGACGCAGTTCTTGGCGGCGCAGATATAGTTGATGAAGGGATTGTTGGTGCTATTAAAGACGCAGATAACGTTAAAGCACTGCAATCCTTTGAAATGCCTACTAGATCTAGGCGTGGTCCTGTGTTAAAAACGGATGAAAGCCGAGCTAAGGCAGCTGAATACTTCCGTCGTAACGCTGAAGCAAGACATAAAGGTGAAAAGCCTACTGAATTGTTTTACGACGACGAAGGTACCCCATATCGTACCGATAAAAAAGGTAAAAAGGATGATGGGACAGTACCTTACAGCTGGCGAAATCAGGAAAACAAGAATCAACAGAATAGTGAGATTGACGCTAGACGATCTGCTGCTATGAATGAAATCCCACAAGAAGATCGGGATTTTTACATAGATAGGTCAGATAACAAAGCAGATGCTCACCATATTGCTGAATTAGACCGCACTGCACGTCTGTTTAAAGGTTTATCTAAACCACACAAACTAGCCTTATTTAAATTCCTCAAAAAACGCGGCATTGAAGCTGGTCATACCAATAAAAACCGTGCTGAGATTTCTAAATCAATGCACAAGAAGTTTCACTCTTGGTTTGACAAAACATACGGCTCACGTCGCTTAAAAATTGACGATCTTAGCTTAAAAGATCGCTACAAGTACATTCAAGAGTTTGTTGGTCAATACAGAGCAGCTAATGAAAAGTTGTTCTCTATGCGTCAATCAGAACTAAAGATTAAACGTAATCGTAAATCTAAACGGTCCAAGAAGGCCTCTTAAATAATCCACCTATACAAACGTACCAAACATGCCCGCAAGACGCCGTAAAGCGCCGTCTAAGGGGGTCTCCGTGGCCGTACAGCTACAACAAGACTTCAAGCTGTTTCTACAAGCACTGTGGACTCAGCTTGATCTACCCTCTCCTACACGCGCACAATATGCAATCGCAGACTATCTTCAACATGGACCTAAGCGTCTTCAAATACAAGCTTTCCGTGGTGTGGGAAAGAGCTGGATTACTGGAGCCTTTGTTCTGTGGACGCTTTTCAATGACGTTGAAAAAAAGATAATGATTATTTCTGCCTCTAAAGAGAGAGCAGATAATATGTCTATTTTCCTACAAAAACTAATTATTGAAACACCATGGCTTTCTCATTTACGCCCGAAGTCCGACGATGCAAGGTGGTCAAGGATAAGCTTCGATGTGAACTGCTCACCCCACCAAGCGCCAAGCGTAAAGTCGGTGGGCATAACTGGACAGCTCACCGGAAGTCGCGCCGATTTAATGATTCTCGACGACATTGAAGTTCCTGGTAACTCAATGACCGAATTGATGAGAGAGAAACTATTACAACTTTGTACAGAAGCCGAATCTATCTTAACGCCTAAAAATGATAGCCGAATTATGTTCCTTGGTACTCCTCAGACCGTCTTTACCGTCTACAGGAAGCTCGCAGAGCGGAATTATCGCCCTTTCGTGTGGCCAGCACGTTATCCCCGTAAAACCAGTAATTATGAAGGATTACTTGCACCCCAACTCCAAGAAGACATTGACGGAGGAGTGGAACCCTGGCACGTAACCGACGATAGATTTGAAAATGAAGATTTGATTGAGCGTGAAGCTGCTATGGGCAGGTCGAACTTCATGCTCCAGTTCATGTTAGACACGAGCCTTAGTGATGCAGACAAATTCCCACTTAAGATGGCTGACCTTATCGTTACTTCCGTTAACCCTGATAAGTGTCCTGAGTCGATCGTCTGGTGCTCAGACCCAGCAAACGTCATCAAAGACGCGCCAACTGTCGGATTACCTGGAGATTATTTCTACAGTCCAATGCAGCAGGTTGGAGACTGGCTTCCTTACGCCGAAACAATCTGCTCAATTGATCCATCGGGTAGAGGAGCAGATGAGACAACGGCAGCTTATATCTCCCAGCGAAACGGTTTTCTGTATGTGCATGAGATGCGAGCTTACAGATCTGGATACTCTGACGAGACGCTCCTGGACATTCTAAGAGGTTGTAAGAAGTTTAAAGCGTCAAGCTTGCTTATAGAAAGTAACTTCGGCGATGGTATCGTAGCTGAGTTGTTCCGTAAGCACATTCAAACTATGCAAATGAACATAGGCATTACGGAGACACGAGCTAATGTCAGAAAAGAAGATCGTATCATCGATAGCTTGGAACCTGTTCTTAATCAACATCGGTTGGTTGTTGATCGCTCTGTCATTGACTGGGATTACAAATCAAACCCCGATGAAGCACCTGAACGACGCCTCTTGTACATGCTGTTCTACCAAATGAGTCGTATGTGCCGTGAAAAAGGTGCTGTAAGACACGACGATAGAATAGACTGCCTAGCTCAAGGTGTTAAGTACTTTACAGATGCTCTAGGCCTTTCTGCTAGAGAGGAGATTAAAGCACGTAAACGTGAGCAATGGAACGAAATGCTAGAAGCATTTATAGACGATCCCCAACAATCAGCTAATGCTATGGTGTTTGGTATGACAACAGAGCAGTCCAAACAAGCACGTGGTAAATCCTCAGTGCCTACCTGGGTTTAGTTTGATCCGTCATGTATACAGGGGGAGAAGGGTGGACTCCTCTTGTGTTCGGGGAGACATAAACCTCTCCCCTTTACTTATATCCGCTGGATGGATATCTAAAAAGACACACATAAACTTGTATGTTAACTAGCCTGTATCACGTATCTAAGTTCATCGAGATAATAGTGATATCATGTATATTTAGTCCTGCCAATTGGAAACAATGCGTACAGGTAAATACATGGTTTCCACCTTATGTTCAAGACTACAAAGATTTTAAAACTAACCCACCCTACAGTTTAGAAAAAGATGGAGTACGCCTTCGAGAAGAATACGAACGATTGCAACGTAACGTACATGAGGGTACGAACGGGACCAAATCACTTCCGAGTCTTCTACAAAAATAGTGCATGTATACGGTTTACTCCGAAAGAAGTAGGTCGTGAATTTGGTGTAGCTAAGTTTACACCTTGGGTCAACGAAATGCGAGAATGGTGTTACTCTATGATCGATAAATTTGGCTCAGAATCTGACAAAGACAATGACGAGTACCGTAAGTATGTTGAGAAGCATGGTTTCGGTCCTGAAGCTCACGAAGAGCCTAATGACAATACTAAAATGATTGTATGAATTATACTATCTTACCTATCCATGGTTGTTATCAATCATATGATCAAGATGGTAATAAACTAATCTTTAGCGGAACCGAATGGGAGTGTCGATTCTGGACAGAAGAACTGCTCAGAGAAACTCTTAAAGATGGTAAAGTTGTACACAGTGGAGTTGTCGGAGGTAAACTCTAATGGATTTCCCTATGCCTGATGTCAAAATCATGCACTGCAAAGTGTGTGGTGAGGATGTCAAAGTAAATGTAGCTTATCCTATTACTGAGGTGACTTGCAAGTCTTGTTATGTAACAAGCAAGTCGAAATTTGACAAAAATTTCTGAAGCCTATTATATACGCGACAGCGAGGCAGCAACCCCCGTGCCACCCCTCAAATCGGCACAACAGTAAAACTGTTGAACCCGGTGCCATGCCTCGTTCGCCCGTTCTAACTACCGCGCAGGGGTGTGGCGTGCTTGTTATGCGATCTGTCGGCTAGTATCTTTGATACTAATGGATCGATGATTGATCGATAAGAACTGCTGATAACCACTGCCATCACTGCGATCTGCTGCTGTACTGTGCCAGTTGTTCCGACTGTCCACCGATCCTGCTGCTATCATCAGACCAGTTAGTTTGTTTTGATGTTAGAGTATCTCGACTCTCCCTGTAAAGGGTGAGGAGAGTCTCGAACTCAACCAACAAACAACTGAATACGGTTCGACACCGCTTCGGCACCGTGCCAACTGTCAAACCGACCACCATCCTCACCAAACAAAGCACCGTGACCCTACAGTGCTTTAGCACCTCGACAACTTGAGAGCTCACCTAACGGCCGTCATCCGGTGCGAGCAGCACCAGTGGACACGGAGCACGGCATAGGTACCCAAACGAGCCTAGACACACACGCCACGACACGGCCCGCCGTGCTTGTGCCTGTTCGTTGCAGGACCGTGGCATTGCCTCAACATGGAGGCAACTATTCCATTCATTCATTCAATCATTATGTCCCTTTTTGTTCACACTGGTAACATCCGCTCTACCTGCGTCAACGTCCTGCGTGTCTCGCTGCTCAACGGCACCGCTACCGCTCAACTCAAGGACGGAGCAGTCTATCACTACACCAACGTTAGCCGTCGTGCTATCGCCAAGTTCCTGATGGATGACGCTCGCAGCTTGGGTAAGTTCTTCAACTTTGTTTGCCAAGCAGGCCGCACCAAGTGCATGCCTGTTCCCCTGGTTTGATTTCATCCAGCAAGCATTCCCTTCGGGGTTGCTTTCTTGATGGGTTCACACCTATCACCTGTTCACTTGCATACACAACATGGCTGTGCTTGACCGCACCTATGAAATCCTCGGTCGTGAGTTTGACACGGACGAACTGGCAGACATTGCCAACTATGGTATGGCTGCTGGTGTTGGTGGTTTTATCTACACCAAGGAGTTACGTGACATCTTCGATGACAACGACGATGAGATCCAAGATTACCTGAGCGATTGGGTACACGATAACATCGGGGGTGATGAGTCATCCTTCTCGTACTTTGCTAAGGACGTAGAGGATATCACCCAGCTCAAAGGTAAGTTAGTGTGGGCATACGTTGAGCTCAAAGCTTACGAGTGCCTCGTTGATGCTAAGCATCCTGACTTCTACTGATCCTCTCACTTATGCATTCCCGCAAGGGTTGCATTTCTGAGGGTATCATCCCTCTTGTACACACACACAAGGAGACACATGCGCTACAATCCACGCACTGACAACGCTATGGACATGGACGAGATCGCTCGCCAGTGCATGGCCGCAGTGATCAAGGCCACCACACCTGAGGACTCACGCTTTACTGCTCGTGGTCCTGGCTCTGTTGGTGAGCCATGGTGTAAGCTTCAACCTCTGTTTTGATGACACTAACTGACAATGAGTTAGGCGTAGTTACTGATGAGGTCTACGCCTCCATCAATGATGCACATGAGCATGACCTAATGCACATTGTGTACATCTATCTCGATTACTTCAACGAATACGGAGCACACTACGAATGATCCAACCACCTGACACACTGATCACCTATCACATCAAGGACGCATCAGTATTCTGGCACATCTGCGATGATTCCATCAACGTCTATGATACAAGTAGCGAGGATGGTATCTGCATTCATGGTGTCAATGCTAACGCTGTCTTTCAGATGATGCGCAATGCTATGTGTTGTGCAAAGCCTTGCTTTGAGGAGCTAAGTAACAAGCCTTACCAACTTGATCAAGCCAAGGAGATGCGCAATGCACTCACTGCTTACATTGAATCACAAGAACCCAAGGAGGAAGATGATGACACTAACTGACTTCATTGCTCAAGCACAT